ACAAGAAGATCCCGACTCTCAAGAAGCTGCATAATTTTACAATGCAGATAGCCAATGATTTTGTAGAGATGCCTTACTGATATGAAAGCAGGAGATAAGGTATACTACGTTCCGTTTAAAGGATGCGATCCATCTCAATATGAGAATGGTATTATCAAAAGGGAAACACCACTCGGTTACGGCTTCTTTGTTGTTTATAACTGCGCTGGTAATTGGCACAGGATAGAAGATTACACTGCAGCGAACACACCGAAGGAGATGTTGAAACGAGGATGGCACCGTAAAGCGAGGAACGCAAACCAGTAACCATAGTAGCAACCAATAGAGAGTCGTTCAGAAATGGGTGGCTCTTTTTTTGTTTGTATCTTGGAATAACTTACCTTGCAACATTATGGCAGGACTCGTCGAGATATTCACAGACTACGCAGCCACGAAAGGCTGGAAGTCAGCTTACGTCACCCTGGAATCAAAGGAGTGGCAAACATCCCAACAGAACCTTACAGGTGGAGAGTACATAATGTACGTGTTCCCGTTCCTTGAACGAGCGGTGATGCACAAGGCTGGATTCATTAGCCACTGGCTTGCATCAACGAAGATCTGGTTAGGCCGGAAGTTTGATAACACCGCTACGACCGGAACGAAATCAAGTATTGACGAAACGCCTGAACAGAAGGATGAACGTCGTATGCAAGCTATACGAACGGAGATCCGGACGATGATCAAAGCCGTGTTCTGTGCAGGTGATTATGAGTTGACCGCTGCAACGATGAATGTTGAGTTCAATGTATCGAGTGAGAGCATGGACTTTGTGATCGTTGATGTAACGTTTAAAAATGAATCAGGTGTCTGAGCTTAGTGAACTGATAAAATCTGAATTTGATCAGACCAGTATGGATCTGATAAAGCAGTATCAATCGTTAGGGCTTCGAGCTTCAGGAGGGTATGAAAGGAGTCTTGAATCACGGGTTACTGAGCAGGGTGAGAATATCAATGCGGTGATTATGGGCGCACATTATGTTCGTTACATGGAAGAGGGCCGGGGGCCGAACAAACGGCAGGATCGTGGTATGATCGCTTTCATCTATGTGAAGCTGTTGGAATGGATAAAGGTAAAAGGGGTGACTGACATTAATCCCTGGATGGCTGCAAGAAAGATCGTGCGTGAAGGGATCAAGGTGCCCAATCGATTCAACAAGGGCGGAGTGATATCCGGTGTGATCAATAAGAAGTGGATGGACGACCTGAACGATAAGATATTCGACCTTCAAAATGTAACGATTATAGATGAAATAACAAGTGACCTTCAAAGCATAAAGACATGAGTTTAGCAGTAACAGAAGATTTTGTAAGAGATGCGTGGGATCTTATTGCATGCCATTCGCCACTTGTGCTGAAGGCAACCCTGGGAAATGGAAATGCGACAGCTTCAAGCGGTGAGGTGACAGTGGAGATCCAGGCGGTCAGTGCCGGGGCAGATGACACTACGTTGTACACTTTTGACATGGCTTATGTTGAAACGACCGGATCATTTGATCATTTTTTCAGGTTAGATATTACAGACATAATCCGTAAGATCTGCAATGAGCCTGGGCACGTAGATGAAACAGCCGCAACGCATTATAAGGAGAAAAGCAAACGTGCAACGGAGATTGATATTGATGTTAAGTCAGACGGTGAGGATACGGTAAGCGTGGATAACTGGTATATGCATGGCTTCAATCAGGTGAACAACCCTGATAGCTCATGTTTGGTGGACTTTGCCGATGTAGCTACGAAAGCGATCATATCTATTGTGCCAGGTGTGCCGATGCTTTACTATCTCTGGATACCATCAAATATAGGTGGGACTAATATATTTCGTTTATATGATTCTGGTGATAACCTACTGCGTAGTGAGGCGTTGCCTGACCCAGTTGTGTTCGGGTTAATACAGGTTTACATATCAACTATTGGTGCAGCATTGCAGGGAGCATGGAAGGATAAAATCGAAGAGTTCTATTTCACAATATTCAATACAACAATTCAGCATAAGGTTTTCGGTGTAGCATTCAAGTTAGCGTGTGAGGGTGATGTTGTGCTTGCTTGGTTGAACAGGTATGGCACTTATTCGTACATGGCATTTGAACGGTTCCCGACACATAGGGGAGAGCAGAGGCATCTTGGTGAATTTAATATTACGGTCGATGATCTGGCCGATGTTCAGAGTAGGACTAAAAGCCGGGGGTACGAGAAAGTGCGGACAGTGATCAGCGCAGTGGCGAAAGGTATCCCGATAGAATACATGGAAGTGGTTGAGGATCTGTTCTATTCGATGGATGTATATTACTTTACCGGAACACTTCCTAAAGATTCTTTTGATGCAGCCGAATGGTTGAGGGTGACGGTAAGAGGGACGCTTGTTGAAAGGAAGAAGCACAGCCACGAAAACGTCAGGGTGGATGTTATGCTGCCAGAGAAATACACTCAGGTACGATGAAGAATGTTGATATCTATATAAACGGTGCGCTTGCTGTGTATGATGACAAGACAGCGATAGGTACGATCATTCGCAACTTCGATTTCACAGATCCAGCAAACAGGAAGCAGCCATACACTAATCCCCTGAAACTTCCGGTCAGGAATAATCAACATATATTTGCATTTGCCAGTGAGCCAGGGTACAGCGGATCGATCCCTTATACGAAGGTGGAGGTGGAGATATTCGTAGATGGGTATTTCTTACTGAAGAATGGTATTGGTTATCTGACTGAAGTGTCCGGTGATTATTACAACATTACTATACGTGAGCAGCCTGATGCGATCCAAACAATGAAGGACACGCTATTGTCAGATCTGGATGGTACAACACAAATTCCAGGGGCGGCAGGAGATTGGACAATTGGATTGATAGAAAACACTTCAGGGCCGAAGCTAGAATGGATCTATAATGAAGCGCAGCGGTTGCATAGTGTAGGTACCCCTACAACGTTCAGACACTTCAGACTAAACAGTAATTTTTCGTTTTACATTCATAGTATATTCACGATCTTTGAAACAGCGTCAGGGCTTACGTTTGCTGGTGACTTGATTGCAGATGCTTATTTTCTTGACCTACGCCTGATATGTTCACAGGCTAATGCCCACTCACCTACAGGTGGAGCTACGTTTTTTATAGATGATGTGATTTTCAATTCAGAGAAAACGTTCTTTGATCTATTCAAAGTGGTACTGCAAAAATTTGGAGCGGTGTACACAATTGATGGAACCACAATTACCCTGGAAAGGTACGATGATCTTACTCTGAATAAGGTCAGCTGGGCGGGTAAGCTTCAGAAGATAAATAAGAAATCATTCAGCATTCCGAACCTTGCCCAGAATAATTACTTACGATATAAGCCAGTAGACGGAGCAGAAAAGACTTTGAATGAAGCGGTGTGGGTCTGTAATAATGTGAACATCAAAACTGAAGCGGTGATAATTGAACCGGATGCGAGTGTTTACCCGTTCCTGAATCTGAAAGGATTAATTACTGATGCCAACCCAGGTGCCAAATCCATCTTTATTCCTGAATCGGAATTTGATATTGAAACCGATGGTGGAGGAACAGATGTAGTGAGTGTGAAGTCGTTGAGTGACTTTGTGTTTGTTGCAGATGGGTTACAGGTATTTCCAACGAATCGGCTTGTTGATTTGGAATTTACCCTTCAGAATAATCCTGCTGTACAGGTTTTGAACTATACGCTTCAACCTGGTGATCACAGGAATATTGCCACGTACTATAATAGCGGAAGCGATTATAAGAGCTTCGAGTCGATGATAGCGGACCCCGTTGTGTACGAAGTGGAAGTGAACCTGGATGTGCTGGATCTTCATAACTTCAATATCCTGGGTCTGGTGATAGTTCCCGAACTGGCCGGAGAGTTTTATGTGAACAGGTTTCAGTACAATTTTGATAAGGGTGGAAGATCGAGCAGGGCAACATTAATCAAATATGTAGCACCATAATCATGGCAGAAGAAACGAGAAAAATAAACATCGTAGAGCTTGACATCGAACAGGATGTGGCTTTATCGGATCTTACTGAACTTCAGCAGAAGATCGAGGAAACGAAGGATTCAACAACTACGCTGACCAAAGCGAATAAAGATCTTGCTGCAACAGGTAAGAATAACACAGCGCAGTATCAGAAAAATGCCAAGCAGATCGAGCTTAACAAAACCAACATTAAAGGTCTGAATAAGGAATACAGCACTCAGCAAAAGGTGGTGAATGATGTCATGCAGGTCAAGAAGAAGGAACTTGGCACCCTGGAAAAGCTGACTCTCAGTAATAAGGAATTGCGGGAGGAACTGAGGGGATTGGACCTGGAAACAAAGAAGGGCCAGGAGCGAAGGAAGGAAATCAATAAACAGATTGATGAAAATACTGATGTGATCCAGGAGAACTCTGATTCAATGGTTCAGCAGAAGATGAACATAGGTAATTATCAGAGTGCATTGGGTGGGATGGGGCCAGGGTTATCATCCGCTGCAGGTGGATTTCAAAAGATGACAATGGCGGCAAAGGCGTTTATAGCTACTCCGATAGGTATGATCCTGGCAGCTATTGCGGTTGTACTCAAGCTGGTCAGCGAGGGATTCAAAAGGTCACAGGGATTAATGGATAAATTTGCATCGATTATGAAGGGTATCGGTGCTGCTTTTGATGTTGTATTCGATAGGATTTCAAACGCCTTGGAGCGGATGGTGGAGGCTTTCAAAAATCCTAAAGAGGCTATTAAGGATTTGTACGAAACAATAAAAACGAATCTAGTGAACAGGGTTAAGGCTCTCCCTGATTTCTTTGTTGCAATATTTACAGCGGTGAAGAATGCAATTAAAGGAAATATGGATGAGGCAAAGATAGCTCTCAAGGAAGCGGGTACGGCCTTTATACAATTCCAGACAGGCATGGACGCTGTGCAGCAGAAGAAATTTGCAGACGGTGTCAGGGGTATAACCAAAGAGATAAGGGAAGAGACAGTTGCAGCGGCTAATCTTGAAATGGCACTCAGAAAGTTGCAGGACCGTGAAATTGAATATATTGTAACTAAAGCAAAGGGTAGAAAGGAAATAGCAGCAGCGAGATTGTTAGCGGAGGATGATACTGTTGCTATAAAAGATAGGATGGTTGCACTTGATAACGCAATCAAGATTGAAAAAGATATTCTTGCTGAAGAGATGGCGATTGCAAAGGAGAGGGCCAGGATTGCACAGCAACAGGTTGATTTAGGCAAAAGTGTCAGAGAGGATTATGAAGAGTTGGCACAAGCCAAAGCCGTAGTTTTTGAACTGGAAGAGCAGTCGTTAAAAACCCAGAAGAGATTATTTACTGAACGGGTACGATTGGTTGATGAGCAAGCTGTAATTGATAAAGCCGCAGCAGCCGAAACAGCGGCAAGAATTCAGAAAGAGGCTGCAGATTTACAGAAATTTGTTGATAACGAAATCAAGATCTGGATGCTGCGTAATGAAACTGCTATCCAGAAAGGAGAGCAACTGACAGACTCACTTATTGCTGAAGAGAAAGATAGACTTAATGAACTGGAAGAGCAGAGGGTAGCGGCTACGGACCTATCATTTGAGAACGAGTTAATTACGCAACAGGAGCATGAGCTGGCGTTACTACAAATCCAGAAAGAGGCTGTAGATGCTAAACTGGCCATTGATCAACAGTATGCAAAGGAGCGCACTAAGATCGAAGCAGCAGCGGCTAAGTTAAGGATAGCTATTGCCAAGGAAGAGGAAAAGCTAAAGTATGAAGTGGCCCATCTGTTTTTTAGTGCGATCGCAGATGTCGCTTCTGAAAATACAATAGCACACAAGGGAGCAACCACTGCATTAATGGCTATTGATACTTACAAAGGTGCCCTTGCTGCGTTCGCTTCGTTTCAAGTTCTTCCCCCGCCAATGGGTCCGATCCTTGGTGGGATAGCTGCAGGAGCAGTGACAGCAATGGGATTGAAGTCGATCGCTAAAGTGTGGGCTGTTAATCCAAAAGGTGCTCAGTCGGTGTCCGGACCATCAACAGGAAGAGGTGGTGGTCAGGTGGCAGCACAAGCGATACCAGAAGCACAGATATCTTCAAGCGGTGGGTTGGTAGAAAGAAGATTGAATGTATCAGGGCAGGAGACTACTGAAATCCAGGTACCAGTTAATAATCTTGATCAGATTACAATAGATCAGCAGAACCTTAAAACTATCGAGGCTTTATCTTCGGTTTAATCTGGATGATAAACCCTTTGAGATGATCGGGTATTTCTTGAATCTCGAATATCCATCCACATTTAAAATGATAAACTTTGATGTAGGAAGGTAACTGATTCTGCTCTGCCCTTTTACGTATCGTTCGAGAGGTGTAATACTTTCCATTTATCGGGATATTCTTTGCAAGCCCTTCCAAATCATACACCATAACTTCATAATTTGTGAAGTAAGTTAGGCAAATAAGTTGAGTTGAATGATGTAAAAGCTTACTTTAGTACCTTCAGATGTATTAAACATCAAACATATTTTGATATATGGAAGGTCACATCACGATCTACGGTGAGATAGTTCCCTACCAGGATGACAATTCAGGTAGTTATGGCGCAGTTAATCTCAAGAGCGTCATGGAAGAAATCAACAGTCAGAGCAAAGCAGATGAATTTGTTATGCACATCCACTCAATAGGTGGTGATGTAGACGAGGCGTTTGCTATTTTTGATGCTCTGAAGGCTTCCGGAAAGAAGCTGACCGCTTCGATTGAAGGAATGTGTGCCAGTTCAGCGACCATTATTGCCCTTGCAGCAGCGGATAGGAAGATGACTGAGAACAGTCAGTTTATGATTCACTTACCGATGGGTTGGAAAGAAGGAACAGCAGAGGAAATGCAAGATGCAGCCGATACCTTAAAGGAGTATGAGGAAAAGGTGTTGAACCTCTATGTGTCAGAAACGGGTGGTGATCGAGCAGCCATTGCAGCAATGATGAAGAACGAAACATTTCTGACCAGTGAACAGGCACAGACCCTGGGCTTTATCACTGAGATGGTTGCAACGATGAAAGCAGTAGCACGTATAAACTTAAAAAACAATACGATGACTCAAATGACAGCAAAGGAACTGGACACCAAAATGGATGGATGGTTCGACAAGATTATGAAGGCTTTTAAGACTAAGCCCGTAGTGAAAATGATTACCGTGACAACTGCCGATGGTACCATCCTGGATTTCGGGGATGCGATCGAGGAAGAGAGTCAGATTGCGGTGGGAACTACTGCCACTGTGGACGGTGCGGCAGCCAATGGTGAATTTGTGCTTACCGATGGTAGGACACTTGTGTTTGCCGAAGGTGCAGTTACCGAGATCCGTGAAGCGGCAGCAGAGGAAACTGTTGAGGCTCTGAAGGCGAAGCTGGCAGAAGCTGAGAAGAAGATTGCCGACATGGAAGTTGCGAAAGCGGAATCTGATAAGGAAGTTGTTACTATGAAGGCGGCAATGAAAACCTTCAAGAAGGAGTATAAAAAATTCAAAACCACTATGTTCTCAGACATGGGACTGAAGCCGCTGGACGGCAAGGAGAGTAAGGAAACCAAAGACGGGGATCCAAAAGTGAGGCATCTCTGGAAAGAGACTGCATAAGAACTGAAAAATAAAACCATAAAAAACTCAATATCATGGCAAGTGTAATTGATTATTCGGATTTGACGCTTAACGACCAGGAAGCTCTTGAAGTAAGTCAGGCTGTTTTCGAGGATGTATATGTAAGTGGACCACTGTCTAACTTCCATTATATCCAGACCGGAATAAAGATGAAAACTCAGATACCTTTCTTCGGCCTGTTGCCGATGCTTGGTCAGAAATCCACCGGCTGCACGCCCAATGCAGAAAGCGGGTTGGATCTCACTGAGAAGTTTTGGGACCCTGAACTGATTGACTTCAGATTGACCCACTGTCAGAGTGATGTGGAGGCAAAGTACAAGATGTGGGAGAAAATAGCAAAGAAAGCAGCCGATACCTGGGAAACAATGGATAACGGCCAGATGCAGTTTATCGTGGACAGGGCAAAGAATGCTCACACGGAAGCCATTCTCAGACTCAGTTCCTTCGCAGATGAGGCTGCGGCAGCAGTAGGTAGTGGAGGTAATGTCACAGCCGCTGGTTATGATGTACTTTACTGGAGTATGCTGGACGGGCTGTGGGACCAGATTTTTGTCGGGGTGGCTGCGACCACCGTTGACCGTACTACCATTACCGAGAACGGCTTGGCTTCTTATGCCTTACAAGGGGCTCTTGGTGATACCGTTGCACTGGATTGTTTGAGGGGTATGTACGAAGGTATTGATCCCAGGGCTTTTACGGGCGGAACGTTGAAGTATCAAGTCACCAAATCTCTACTGAACAACTGGCAAGCACTGTTGGAAGATAAGTCGCTGGCGAATGCGGTTCTTGATAAAGTGGAGAAAGACAGGACAACTCCGTATAGCTACCGGGGAATCCCGATCGAAGTGCGTTATGATTGGGACCGTAATATTGCAACGTATTTCGATACGACAGTAGTTCACTACCTGCCGCACCGTGCAATCCTTACCCCGATTGAGAACATCCCGATTGGAACCAGTGATGAAGAGTCGATGAATTCCATTGCCTCCTTCTATGACAAAGTGACTAGGCAGTGGTACTATGACGGTGCCAGCTTCTTGGATGTTAAATTGCTGGAAGAGCATAAGATTACGGTAGCATATTAAGTTAATTTTAAAGGAAACGATATGGCCTGTACAGATAAAATTGCAGCGGATATACTGAACAGTTGTGACGTACTCCCAGTAGCGGGGTATGAAAAAATTGCTTGGGCGATCAATAGGGAAGATATTGATGTTGTAACGCTAGACGGAACCTATACGAACCTGATCACTGCTATTACTAAGACAGCTGTGGGGTATACGGTTACTGCGGTGAAGAAAGAGATGAACGGTGGTTTTGATCTTGTCACGTCAGATAATATGCCCGATACCTTTTCTCACTTCTGGTCGTTCCAGCCGTTTGAGAGAGATGCTGCAGCGATTGCGAATATTGACGATATGAATGATATCGTTTTGATCGTTGAGTTGAAGGGATCGAAAGTTGAAGGTTGCTTTGTAGTGCTTGGTTTGGAAATGGGGCTTTATAAAACCAGTGCATCACAGAGGCAAAACGATAACAACGGATTGCCTACCTACGAGTTCGGTAGTATGGAAGGACAGGGTGAGCGTTATGGTAGGTTTGTCTATTGGATTACTGATTATGATACCACAAAGGCATTAATTGTCGGACTCGAAACTTAATAGACTGAATGAGTTGAGAAAACATTCGATGGAAAGGGTCTTGAGTGATCCTTTCCTTTTGATGGAAATGTTAAGGCTCTACTCAGAATTGTTTTTGAAGTCACGGCCTTGCTCGGATTGCGAAAAGAAGCACAAAGCATATTATACGAAGCTGTTACATGAGGGAGAAAAGCAAATTAAAAAACTTGATATCATGGCAAAGAATACCTGTAAAATGAAAGACGATGTTTGTCTGTTTCATAAAGGCAACCATTTTACCCATGTGAACATAACCGACAGTGTTGCCACTGCGATGCTGAAGTCACAACCGATCCTTGAAAAACATTTCATCGCATATCCGAAGGGCTATGAGCCGAAGAGCGATGAGGTGAAACTTATTAAGACGAAAAAGGGTCTTGCTGAAGCAAATAAGAAGCTGAAGGCAACCCTTGTTGATCTGCGTAATGCAGAGAAAGCTGCCAAGGTGGATGTTGAGGACACCACTAAGCTGCAGGAGCAGCATGTGGAGGCTATGGATCTGGTAGAGAAAGCGGATGACGATAAGAAGAAAGCCCTTCAGGAAGCAGCCGACAAGATCAGTAAGGAGGTTCAGGAAATTATAGAGGGGACAGCGGCAATTGAAGTGGCTGTGGTTGAAGCACAGTCCAAAGCGGATGAAGCTGCAGCGGAGGTAGATAAATTCAATTCGCTATTGAAGAAGCGTGAAAAATGAGTCGAAATATAACATTGAATGAGTTACAAGCACCGTTCAAAGTTACTAAAGTTAGGGTAGATGGTATTGTCAAGTACGATATAGATAATGCCTACCCTACCCGAATGGAGCGGGTAATAGATGGGAGCGTAACAGCCAAAAGTTCGGCTCTGATGCTCACTAGATTCCTTATTGGAGAGGGCTTCGAGAATCCTGAGTTAAACAGTATTGTTATCGGGAAGGACCGTTTTGGTCGAGACATCAATCTGTATCATTTACTTGGTAAGGTCTGCCGGAGCGTTGCGTACTACTCCGGCTTTTATCTTCGCCTGGGATATAATGGTGAACTGAAGATCGGTGAACTGAGGGACGAAAATTTCAAGCATTGTCGTTTTGTGGATATGGACACCCAGAATCACACTGGAATGATCGCTGTTTATAATAATTGGGATAAGCAGACAGGGCGACACGAACCATCCAAAGCCAATAAGGTTCATGTGTACAATACCACAAAGGAGGCGATAGAGAGCCAGATCAAATCTGTTAAGGGTTTTAAGAAATGGAAAGGCCAGATCTTCTTTTGGTTCGATGATGATGATTACATTTATCCGGTCAGCTTGGTAGATCCTGTAATATACGATGCAGATACGGAGAAGCAGATCTCCCTATTCAAAAACGGTGAGCTACGTAGGGGCTTCTTTCTGAAGTACATTATTCATCACACATCGTTTACCAATCCAAAGGATGCGGAGGACTTCAAGGAGAAGCTTGGTAAGGTGATGGGTGGTGGGCACGAATATTCATCCCTGGTAATGGATGGGGAGTTTGATGCTGATGGTAATCTGAAGGATGGCCCGAACATTAAGATCACGAAGATAGATCAGAATGTGAGTGACAAACTATTTGATACGTATGAGAAAAGTACGACCAATAACATCCGGAAAGCGTTCCATGCTATACCTCAGATCCTGATCGATTATGAGGATAGTAAGCTGGGCACCACTTCCGGAGAAGCTTTGAGACAGGCAGCGGAGTTTTATAACTCGCAGACTGAAGATACTAGAAAGAACATCGGCCAGTGCTTTCAGCAGATCATGAAAAACTGGAAAGATGACATGACAAATGAAACGTTTAACATTAAACCTTTGAGCCTTGGCACTACTGTGGAGCTTTGATGATCAGCAAACGATTAAGCCGATCAGCGCAAACAATGAAGGAAAGTGGGAACAACTTGCCACTGAAGTTCAGTTGATAAAGCTGAAGGAGTTGATGGGTGCTGACTTTGTTCAGGATGTACTGGCAAATCCAACAGGCACCTGGAACAAGAAATTGATCGATGGTGATACGTATGACATCAGTGAGGTGAGCTATACGTTTGCGGGTTTGAAGTATGTACTGTCGTTCCTGTTCTATGAGCGGTATATCATGGAGATCGATGCACAGGATACTTTTGCGGGGATGATGCGTAACGAGAACGAGAACGCTGCTCATATTAGTTTTGCTCAGAAGAAGAATATGGCACAGGAAATGCGACGGATCGCAAACGATCACTGGAAGGATTGCTACCAGTTTGTTTGTGAGAACTCAGACGAGTTTCCTTATGCCGCAGTGAAAACGAGCGGAAGATTTTACTTTATTTGAGAAAGAAGCTTTATATTTGAAACTATTTTAAACAAATAACTGTTATCATGAAAAAATTACTTTTTATTTTGATGTTGCTGGTTCCGGGCTTTTTGATCGCACAGAATTACATTCTATCGCATGAGATGGGCGATGAAGCAGCAAGAGGAAAGCTTAACGCAGTGATTTACGATGAGGGTAAGATCACCTTGACCTCTACTCATTCAGCTGATTCGTACAAAGATTTTCTGAATGCTGAATGGACCCCTACAACAGACATGGCTTCAGGAGGGACTAACGGGATTTACTCAATTATCAATCCAATCTTTAATGTTAGTAACGCTTATGGCTTACGTGCCAGGGTGGATATGAGAGATCAGGCTGATAGTGCCGTTGAGGTTAATCAGCTTCATGGTATTGATGGGTTGTTTAATCTGAGTGATCAGGATTATGATGTGGTGGATAATATGTCTGTATTCGGAGGTGCTATTCATGCAGTTGGTATTACAGCTGGGGATGTCACCACTGGAACACTGAATCTGTATTATGGTGCCTGGGGGCCGTCTACAACTAAAAATTTTACAGCCGAAACAAATGGAATGTTGCTTGTGACACACGCATCCACTAATGTTGATTACGGTGTTCAGGTACAATCTTCAAGCGCAATGACCGCAGGGCTGTATCTATTGAACCATCCCAGTAACTCACCAGCCACGATGACCAGCGGGATTCTCATGGAGAGTGCAGCTAGTGGGATGACCTACGGTGTGAATATGACCGGAGCGGGAATTACTGGTGCTGAAATATTATGCCAGAACGGTGCAACGATTGATAATATCGATGCAGATACGCTTGATATTACCGAAACGATTGTGAAAGTTTCTGGTACGTTGTATGTCACGGGTGATATCTCTTCCGGTGGTACTACTTCCGACTGGGCTTTGACAGATGAACAGCCGGAGTTGGAAGATTATTGGGCTAAGACATTAGAGCTTAATAAACTACCTGCTTTTGAAGGAAAAGATAGGCAAAGTTTAATTACATATCTCAATGGCCTGGAAGAAACCACCGAGCGTCTACTGAGATACATCGTAGCGCAGGATGCCAGGATTGCAGAACTTGAAGAAAATCAAGGAAACTAAGATGAAGGCGGTATTCGTCATATTGTTCATCTGTATTACGGGTGGGTTGTGCGGTCAGAATATCACAGCAGCTGGCACCATGAAGGCTGATTCAATGAATACAAATCAGTTGGTGGCTGATACTATTACTTTCACCAATGGGGCGAATATTACCAATGGAGAAACTGATACATTAACCCTCACTGAAACGGTTATAAAGGTGGATGGTGATTTTTATCTAGGGGGTCATTTTACAACAATATACCACGAAGGTGGGTTGGCTTATGTATCCACACCAGGGACCATGATCATCAATACGGGTGGGACGTTTGAGAAGCTTGATGAGGGGAATATAGCTTATACGGCTGACCACCTTAATTTTTTCACACATGATGACGGACGGTTAACTTATACAGGCACCCATGCACTACACGTTACTATTAGGGGAACCGTGTCCCTTGAGAATGGAGAAGTTACACAAGTAATCCAATTGCGATTAGCGAAGAACGGTACAACGATAGCCGGAACAACTATGACTCGTGAGTTTGTAGCTGTATCAACAGATACCGCAATCCCATTGGGGTGGCTGGATGAACTGGTTACGGATGATTATTATGAGATTTATGGTACATCAGATACAAATGCTGACGAATTTGATATTAACAATCTTACCTTAACGATAACGAAACATTAAACGATATGGCACGTGGTGGAGATTCATTAAAGGAGATTACTAACTCCGAAGGTACAGACAAGTACGCTGCCGGAGTATATAAGCGGAGCAATAGCACTCTGTTTGGATCGATCTATGCGATCACAGCTTGCGGGGCTACGGTGATAACAGCCCTGAAGAATGCTGACGGTGCAGATATTTATTGCAACTATGTAGCTAGTGCCGTTCCGCTTGCTACCGGGGAAACCATCTTCTTCAGGCAAATTGCTCACGAGATAACAGTTACCGTTGCGCCTGTATTGGTTTATTATAAGGAACAGGTAGTAGTATCAGCTTAAAAAATAGAAATTATGCCTTGTATAGATAAGATTGCAGCGGACATTCTGAACTCATGTGAGACGATACCAAGGGGCGGCTTTGAAACGAAAGCTTGGGCGATCAATAGGGAAGATATTGATGAGATAACGCATGACGTAACGTACAATACTTTGGTTGAAGCAATCACAAAGGTTGAGGAAACGAAAGCGTACACAGTTACCGCAGTCAAGAAGGAGATGAATGCAGGGTTTGATCTGGCTACTGATGATGATATTCCGGATACGTATTTGAACTATTTCTCTTTTAAACCATACGAGAAAGATGCGGCTGCGATTACAAACCTGGATTCAATGAACGACTTGGTAATTATAGCCGAGTTGAAAGGTTTGAAAACAGAAGGTTGTTTTGTGATCTATGGTCTTGAAAAGGGATTGTTCAAAAATACTGGTACGCAAAGGCAGAATGATTCGCATGGATTGCCGATTTATGAAATGCAATCGCAGGAGGGTCAGGGAGAGAGATATTCAAGGTTTGTATTTTGGGATACTGATTATGATACCTCACTAGCAGCAATTGAATATCTGGAAGAGGCTTATGGTCCAGAGCTTCATGATGATGCCAATGCTGCAAGTGATCCAGAAGGAAACGAAGCAGATGCGACTACGGGTTGGACTCCAACAAGTCTATCTGGGACTGGATCGAATGTATTTGAGTCTCAGGGGGCAGTAAAAGATGTTGGCTCATATTCAATTCACGCTAACAGCAACGACACTCCGACTAATGGGGCAAAATTCGTGAAAACATTTACTGTGGAAGATGGGGAGAATTATATTTGTACTTTCAGGTGGAGGCATGTTGGGGCTGGTGGTGGATGGAGGAGTCTGGTAAACGCGGTTCAAGTTGATGCAATTGCATCGGTAAATACCGATTTTGAATCCGGATCAATAACTGAAACCGCTTCGGGTGTAACAATGGTTGTTCAATTTGAAGAGTATAGTGAGACTTTTGATGGGGGTATCTACATGGATAATTTATCATTTAGAAAAATACTATAATGCCAGGAATAGGGATAGGTTTGGGTATTGGGTTAAAACGGACTGGTGATCCGTATGGCTCCGAGCTTTATAATTATGCTAATGCCTTAGCAGACCCAGCTGGGACGGAGGCTGACAGCACCTCTGGAATTACTGCCGGGGGATTAAGTGGGGGTAATACGTTTGCATCTCAGTCGGCTGTAAAAAATGCAGGTGTTTATTCTATTCACGCTGAAAGTAATGATACTCCCACAGGATCAGCCAGGGTATATTTTGATCTTACAGCAGTCAAGTTTAATTTTGTAAATGACGAAGAAGGTAAAATAGAGTTTGATGCCAGACACGTTGGGGTGGGTGGGATTTGGAGTGCCTACTTCGCTTCAAGTACTTTTGGTGTTAACAATTTGATAGATAGTGTAGAAAATACAGATATTACATTTCTCAGGTATAAGTATGAATTTACTTATGATGCTAATCATAGGTATTTTAATTTTCGTGAGAGAGGACTACTACATGATGGGGGTATATATTTAGATAATATTTCAGTTAAGAAAAAATTGTAATGAGTGGAGAATATCAAATAACAGAGGAAGATAGCTCATATTCGGTTGAAGAGTTTGATTTACCGATGATTGTTATTAAGTATATTGCCACTCAATTTGTGTTCAAATTTAAAATGTCCTCAGCGTTTGAAATAACAATAGTAGACGGTGATGGAACTATCACAAGTTATGATGGACTAGATAGCACCCAGATCACCCACACAACAGCCTATTCAACACCCGGATCTTATACTTTTCAAATAACCAAAAACTTTGAAAGGATATCATTTCTTGATCTAAGATTTATGGAGCATGCGAGTGGGAGTGCTGTTAATTTTTGGCCCCCGGCAGATTGTACAGAGTTTAGGATTTATGGATGCTCGTTTTATGGGGATGCTTCTGGATGGAGATTTAATCCCGCTATGACTGTTTTTCTGGTTGGTAATAACGGGGCACAAAATAAAGGGGATGGATTAAGTGGAGATATATCTAATTGGGATCTTCCATTTACAACAATAACTGAGTTTAGAATAAAAAATAATTCATTCTCTGGAGATCCTTCAGATTGGGTTTTTGATAATATCCTTATTTCGAGGGTGGAATGTGATAACAACGCATTGTCTGGTAGTATGCCAAATATTGCGTTTCGTAATTCTGCCGCCCTTCACTACTCAATGAACGGTAATTATTTTACGGGTGCTAATATTGATACATTTCGCCCCGCTATGACCAGGTTTGAGATAAACGACCAGAGGGCAGCATTTCCGACAGTAACGCTTGATAGTTTATTAGAGGACATAGCGGATTATTTTCAGACAAACGCACCCTCCGCTGATTGTGTATTTGATTTCAGAGGAATCAATATGGGAATACCTACTGGTGGGGCAACAAATGTGGACAAAGTTAGGATAGAGGGATATTATACTGATGAGGGAAAGACGGCCTGGGTTTATGTAAATGAGAGTGACCCCGCCTTTGACAACGGTAAGCTGGTATTGACATTTGATGGAAATATGACTTCCATTTACACTGTTGGCTATCCTGTATTTGTGGCAAAATCAGTCCAATGCACTATCTATTCATGGTCGGATGGAGTGGGAACCTCCGGAATGTACTCTTGGGCAAATATGGTAACAATGGACACCGGGGGTATGGATATGCAGGGCCACGCTCAGACCCATACTGATATAACCGATCTAACAGAACAGGAATTAATAGATGAGCTTGAGGCTGTTGATGCTGCTTTTGTGGCTAATGGGTTAACAGCCCCAGATCACATAGCTTATCCTTTTGGGGAGAGGGATTCAGAAACAGATGCAATTGTGGATGGTTATAGATTATCGGGTAGAATATATTCAATAGACCTACCCAGGCCATTTGAATACAAAAACGCCATAAAATACTTTCTTAAATGCTATTGGATAGACGACAGGGCAGACCGCGACTTTGATCTTGCCGCCTTCAAATCTACAATGGACGAAGCCATGACAAATAAAGCCGCCTTAATATCAATAAGTCACAATATTAATTCCTTAAATACTTTCAAGTATGGTTTCGTAAAACAAAGTGACCTGGAGGCTATAATTGATTATGCAGATGAGATTGGAATGGATATCATAACATTATCAGAATTTTATAATTTACTCTGATGGCACTAGGACCAGCATACAAAGATATCGAATATTACAGCGGAGATGAGCTTAAGAAAGCGTATACAGTGTTGAAAGATGGAAGCCCTGTTAATATGTTAGGAGATACTTTATTAATGCACGTAAAACGTAAAAGAACAGATCTTACTTCAAAAGCCTTTGCTGTACTTTCGTCTGATGTGGGAACGATCGTGGTTAGCGGAGCGAATAATAATATTTATACCTTAAGCGGACAATATGCTCTTGATCAGGATACTTATTATTATGATATAGAACGTGTTAATGTAAATGAAACCACGCAATACGGAAAATTCTTAGTAACCGGAGATGTAACAAGAGTATGATACCATTAATTCCTTACTGTAATGGCACTGGACACAGAGGATATAAAGCTGATCACCGACCTTCAGGGAAAAATGGAGGAAAGGCTTGTGACTGCTATTGGTGGGTTAGGCTCTGGCTTGAGAGCTACAATGAAATCCGAGGTGGATAGGATTGAGGTGCTGGATGACATCAGGAACGGGAAGATCGAGTGTAATGACGAGGAAATCAAAAAGCTCAAAAAGGAAACCAAGATTGCCAGATGGATCCAGAGGAATAGGAAATTGTCAGTTATCATACTATTTATTGCGATGTTTACCGCTGCCTGGGGTTACCATACAATCAATTTCAAACGAACAGTTGAAAGGATTTTAAAAATAGAACTGAAAGAAAACCCATGAAATTACTATTAAGACGAAGATATTTAGGATCGGAATATACTATCGGATCATTGTTTATTGATGGTATTTATCTTTGTGATACGATTGAGGATAAGGTGAGGGATCTGAATAAGGATGGTGATCTTCTGGATGAGGGCGAGGAAAAAGTTTACGGAGAGACTGCTATTCCCTATGGAAGTTATGAGATCGAACTGAGTATGTCACCAAAGTTTAAAAGGCTTCTGCCGCTAGTTTTGAATGTAAAGCATTTTACTGGTATCCGGATCCACCGGGGAAATACTGCAAAAGATTCACATGGTTGTATTCTTCCTGGGGAAAACAAGGTCAAAGGCAAGGTAATTAATTCCACTCCTTATGAGATTGAGTTGGTTCATAGGATGGAGGCGGCTATCGCTTTGGGTGAGGAAATAATGATTGAGATAATATGAAATCGATCTGGAAATTCGTAGCCTTTATTTTGGGCGGGATTATTATTGGCATAGTTGGAGCGGATAAACTCCAGCTGGGTGTAAAGACTGTTTTTAAGGGCAAGGTGAACATTAAGCAGAAAGGGAGGGGTAACGTCCAAGACACGGATATCAAGCCAGAGATTGCAACGGAAAGTAGGAGGGCTGGACGGATTGTTAATAAGCTAGAGAAGCAGAAGGCTAAAGCACAAAAGAAACTTGAAAAAGCTGATGGAAAATAAGAGTTGGCTTCGGGAAAACGTCAGACCGCTTATTGCGCTGATAATTATTGTTACTATTTCATTGGTGGTCCTGTTGGAGATAAATACAGAAGAAACAGTGTTTAAGCCATACATGAAGTGGGGTGCCGGATTGATTCTATTCTACTACGGTTCCAGACAGTACAGTAAATTTGTCAGTCGTAAAAAGAAATCTTAACTTGAAGCATTTAATATTCACACTTAAAATTTTATATCATGGGAGAAGAATATGGTTATGACGCAATTGAGGCCATTGTATTGGACGTGGCAAAGTTTGGCATGAAGTTTTCAGAAGCACGTTCTGAGGACAGTGCCGGAGGGAAGAAAATTACCGCTGCTGAGTATATTGTCCTGGCGGTGTTCGCCGCTCCGAAGGCTTTTGAGCATGTTGGTAACGCTAATGTTATTAAGCAGCAATTGAAGGATCTTGATCAGGTAGAGAGAGGGAAAATCCTGGCAAGGGCTGCAGAAGTTTTTGACCTGGCGAACGATGTTGTGGAAGAGGTAATTGAAAACTGGTTGGATGTGCTTTCATCTTTTGATAAAGCCATCACAGCTACACTGGCATTGAAAGAGTAATTCCTGCTCCCTCCAAGCCGAAGCCCTGGTATGTCGCCTGACTGCCGGGGCTTTTTTTATGCTTAATTCAAAATATATTTGCACTTTCTTATTGAAACCTCAATATATTTTTGTATCTTTGTATTATAAACACACACAAAATGAAGATATTAAAGAAGGAAACCGTGAACAAACACGACACATCGTTCAAGATTGAGACTAAGCGCACAGGTAAAAATGAGCGCATTGATCTGTACAAAGTCGTGGATGGAAAGGACCAGCTGCTAAAGGGTATGCTGAGTTCCTACAAAGAGGGTCATGACTATCTGATGAATGAGTACTTGAAAGAGTACAGTGTATTTCAGAGGTTCATTGTCGAGCTATCCAAAGCCGTAAAAGCAAGAATGTACCTGTTCGATTTTGAGGTTCCTGAGTGGAGAGAAAACACCGATTCGAGCATGAGGTACATCAAGTTCGATTACGAGGGTGAAGAGGTGACTGTTGAAATCTGTATCGTAATCAAAACCGGATATAACAGAATCATGTCCGCTGAGACTGATTGGCTGCAGGTGATCCATAACGATGCACTGGACACGGTGGTCGAGCGGTTTGTTGAAGAGGCTTATGTTATCTTCGATGAACTGTTTACTAACGAATTAGTATCATAAATCTAAAAGCAGGGAATCATGAAAAACATCACAGTGCTGCAATTAGCAGAGAAAATTATGGTCGCTCACAATGAAACGTGTAGCGAGACATTCAAGGATATTGAATTAAACATTGAAGATGAAATACTTCATTTCGATGTATGGGTTCACGCAATCGGTACGCCCGATATGATTTGCGACCTCTTGAATTTAACGCTTCATATTGGAGTGAATAGCGATCCACAATCGGACAAAGCATTGGACTTTTATATAACTTAACACAAAATGGAAACAAAACACACATCGGGGCCATGGATTATTAATGATCATATGGCTAAAGATAAACGAGTTAATTGCTTCTGGTATAAAATTCAAGACGATTCAGGAAACACTATTGCAGAGGTTAAGGGCCGTCATTGTGGTATCAACAATTCCACAGCTGAAGCCAACGCCAAGCTAATAGTGGCTGGGCTGAAAATGCTGGAAGCTTTAATTGAAATTTCTGAAGGTAAAGGCCGCTATGATTTAGACCCTATTCAACATGCAGTAAATTGCATTGAAGATATGAAGGCACTTGCATTGGAAGCAATCGAAGAAGCAACAGAATAAAAGGAGAATTGGATATGAAAGCAAAATGTCATACCTTGCAGGGGAGTAAATTTTCATTTTGTGTGTGTAAGCGGTTGCCCTCTTCCCTGCGGGTAGCCGCTTTTTTATTTTGAAACCTCAATATATTTTTGTACCTTTATTATAAGAATATGGAAAACAGAATACGAATCAGAGAGGCGATTCAGTACGCCAAAAGGCAGGGAAAGAAGATCAAAAAGCGTGAGTTTGCTGGTCTGATATTTCCCTATACATCAGAGAGGTCCGCAGTTGTATGTTTGAACAACTACGAAAGGGGGGCCACTACGAAGATGGATCGCATACAGATCACAGAAATTTCTAAACGCCTGGGAGTCGATGCTAATTTTTTGTTCGGCACCCCGGCAATGTCAAACCTAAATACACACGAAAATGGAAAAACCAAAACTTCCGAACCTGAGGGAACTATACACAGGGAACTTGGCTGAGTTGAAAAACCAGAATGATCTAAACATTATGCTTAACAATCCACCGAAAGCGGATTGGATCAAAGCGCACCCATTTGTTAAAAAGAAAGATCCCAATACAGGGGAGTTGGTGCCTCTTCAATACTTACCTATCGAGCGGGTAGAATACCTGCTTACTTCAATATTCATTAATTGGTCCGTTGAGATCCGGAACATCCAAACGATTGCCAACAGCGTTGTTATGACTGTTCGGGTACACTACCGGAATCCAGTCACGGATGAAATGGAATGGCAGGACGGAGTTGGAGCGTCACCAATTCAGACGGATGCGAAAGAGAGCGCAACCGATTTCTCAAAGATCAAAGCAGGGGCCGTGATGATGGCCGCACCAGCAGCAAAGTCGTTCGCTGTCAAAGATGCTGCCGAGCAGCTGGGTAGGTTCTTTGGAAAGGATCTCAACAGGGCAGATCAAATCGCTTACGATGCAATGGCGGGTAAGTTCGATGAAACTCCGAAGTGGCGGAAATTGCTATCAGAAAAGATTGCGGAATGTCAAGATACCGATATTACCGACAAGGTTGTGAATGCAGTTACTACACTGGAAACAACAAAGGAGTTGACGGTAGAGGATTACAAACATTTGTTGAAAAAACATTTCAACTATGAAGATCCCGATTAATATTAAAGACAGGCCGCTTTCCTATTCGAGTATGAAACAATTCAGGAAAAGCCCGAAGCACTACATTCAGTATATCACTGAACCGAGAAAACCACCAAGCCCTGATATGATCATGGGTAATGCCTTTGAACTCCGGCTGTATGCATATTCTTTCAGTGATGATAAAATGTACACAGATGGTATCTATATTTATACGAAGCCGAACCTGCGGAGCAATGCAGGGAAAGAAGAGTGGGAACAGATCAAGATTGCTGGCGAAGGCAAAATTATGATTGACGAGGAACAGGCCACAACCGTCGAAGCGATGATGAGGTCGATGGTGCAATATCCTGAGATGGTTGCATACATTGAAAGCTTCACAAAAACACAGACGAAGCTATCCTGGACCGACCGGAAAACCGGAATCCCTTTCATTGGAATTGTCGATGCTGAAGGTAATGCGTTCGACAGTGATTGGATATTCGATATCAAGGTGACAAAGGATGCGGACCCCGAAGATTTTCAGAGGGCAGCTTTCAAGTGGGATTATCATATTCAAATGGCCAGCTACGCAGAGGGGTACCACAGGAAGCAGTTCCGGTTCCCGAACTTTGCATTTCTCTGTTTCGATCACCACCCACCATATAACTGCTCAGTGATCTTTGTTGAAAGCAAGGTAATGGAAGAGTCAAGGGAGGAATGGCGTAGGTCAGTGGATGCTTTTAAGTTCTGCATGGATGAAGAATTGTTCCACCAGGGATATGAATTCAGGCTGCAGACAATGCCTTACTTCAGCTTACGGAAGTTGGGCTATTATAAACCAAAATTCTAGGATATGAAAGCAAGTGATTTTAAACCTTGGGACAGAGTATTATATATTCCGAACCACGCGAATGGAGAGGCAAATCATGAAGATTGTGAAAACGGTGTTGTACATCATATCGAGGGTGATATTGTTTTTGTTAGGTATATCAAGAACGATTATATAAACACTACTTCACATAGTACACGCCCAGATTATTTAATACATTGGTAAAAAGCGAAATTATGATTAAAGAATTCAAATTGATCAGGGTTGACTGTGATTGTTGTGGTGCTTACTATCCATCAACGAAAGATCCGGTTCACTTCCAGGATGAAGATGCGGCAAATAAAACCGTATTTGAAGAGGGTTGGAAACTGATAGGAAAATCTCACTATTGCCCTTCATGCCTCAAGGTGTGTAGGGATGCTGGTATTTCAGTTGAAACGATGTATGCACAAAAAACTGTGAAAGATGGAAGCTGAACCGCATTTCAATGGTCCGGACTATGAGCCGGAGCTTGACTTTAAACGACTGACCGGACAGATCAAGAGGGTGTTTTATACTCTGAAAGATGGTAAGTGGTGGACCCTGGCAGAGATCGCCAGATTCACCGGAGATCCAGAAGCTTCGGTAAGTGCCCAATTAAGACACTTGAGGAAGGACCGATTCGGACACCACACAATTCTCAAGCGAAGGCGGGGAGAGCCTGATCAGGGCTTATTTGAATACTGCCTGGTACCTAATTATTCACAGCAAAAACTGATGTAATGGAATTCATAATGTACACGGTGTTGTATGGCTGCTTCTGCGCCCTATCGATTCTATTTATTCTATGGAGAATCAAAACGAAATGGTTTAAAGATTTAGATGATGACAAGAAAAACTGAAATGCTGTCCAGTTGGGGTAAGTTTGTAATAGACCTTAAAGCTGATCAGGATGATCCAAAGTTCCTGAAATCTCACAAGTATTTGCATAAAGGAATGGAGATTGCAAAGTGGCAAATATGGAACATGGGTTACAGAGATCCGGAGGCGATCTTGAAAGGTGAAACTCCGATCGTTGTGCAAATCATTGAAGAGCTTTATGTATGAAACAGAATGTGGTGACAGAAAGAATCATGCGGGTGCTGGTTAAACGAGGGCTTATATATCTGAAGGACTATGATGAAATTGCCCCGTTCTTTGATCAGGCTTATGCTGCAGGATATACAGAACGACACCTGGAACCAGCACACAGAAGGCCAGTTGTTCAGTTGTCGAAGGATCTGAAGAAGATCCAGGTGCATGAAAGCACAATGGCAGCGGAGAGAGTAACGCAGATCAGCAACCAAAGTATCAGTGCTTGTGCGACAGGCAAGAAAAACCACAACACTGCTGGGGGCTACAAGTGGAAATATTTAGATGAATATTGAAAGTACAATATTTTGATTTCTCAATATAAAATCTTACATTTGTAATATGAATTCTTTTAAAACATCAGAGAAGCTTGAGATTTGGAGAAAGCGGAAGGGGATGACGCAACAGGATCTAGCAGATAAGCTTGGAATAACCAGGCAGACGCTTATCATAAGGATTAAGGAAAACGTATTTAAAGCAGGTGAATTAATGACTCTGAAAACCCTTGGGTTCGAGGAGTAATTTTTTTTATGTAAACATTTTACAATTGTTAAATGGCAAGACCTGAAAGAAATAGCGTAGACTACTTTCCCCATCCAATTACACACGGTAAAGGAATGTTCTATATGAGGACGAAGTATGGGAATGATAGTTACGTCGTTTGGTTTATGCTGCTTGAGAAACTTGGTGGTGCAGATTATCACTACTTAGACCTGCAGAATAAATTACAGGTGATGTATTTGAGTGCTGAGTTTAAGGTAGATGAATCAGTATTGATTGAAATGATAACCGATTTAGTGATGGTAAGTGAGGATGATTTTAATTCTGAACTCTGGAAAGAAGAGAGGATCTTGTATAATCAAAAGTTCGTGGATTCCATAGCAGATGCGTATAAAAAACGCAGTAACTCGATAATCGAACTTAGTACATTACTCCGACTTTTAGTTTCAATAGGTAGGATTAAACCTTCAAAACTCACCTGTAAACTGGATTTAAGGGACCCTTCAGCACCCATAAAACCACAAAGTAAAGTAAAGTATAGTAAAGTAGATAATAGAATAGTAAATGAGTTTGAGTCTTTTTGGTTGAATTATCATTTAATCACTAGTAAAAGAAAAACCGATAAAGATGCCGCTTTCAAACATTGGAAGAAGCTTACGGATATTGAGCAACAGAAATCAATAGGTATGATTCGTGAATACTTTGATTCATTAAGTGATAAGAAATACTGTAAAAAAGCAAGGACATATCTAGCGGATAAGAATTTCAATGACGAATTCCAACCGTATAGAAATACACAGAATTCCGTTGTAATAAAACAATTCAAGGCGAATGACTGATTTAGGTAAAATACCACCACAACACATCGATAGTGAAGAGGGACTACTTGGATCACTCATAATTGATCCATCGATTGTGGATGTAGTGATGGGCACACTTCAGCCGGAGTTCTTTTATAAGGCAGCACATGAATGGATATTCCGAGCAATGCAGGAATTATACAATAAGCATTTACTTCTGGATATGATCGCAATAAACGACCAGCTGCGGAAAACAGACCAGCTTGAAGGGGTAGGCGGTGCGGTGTATATTGCAAGTCTAACTAAGCAAGTGGGTACTGGATTCAATTACGGTTATTACACGCTGAGTATTATTGATTCTTATGTACGGAGATCCTATATTGAACTTGCTGGAAAGATTGAAACAGCATCATTCGATGAAAGTATTGATATAGCGGATATTATAACTGCAACGAATAACAGGTTAACAGAGATACAGAAAATATTTAGTGGGATTCAGAAAGCGAAGCAGGTTGGTGAGTTAGCGAACGATGCGCTGCAGAATTACTTCGAGCGGAAGAAGCTCAGGTCGGAAGGGTTGCCGATCGGTTTACCAACAGGGTTGAATGATCTCACTAAAATTACTGGCGGCTGGCAGAATGGAGATTCGATTATACTTGCCGGAAGACCATCGATGGGAAAAACAGCCCTTGCGCTCCATTTTGCTGCTGCCACTTTTAACGCAGGAAAGAAGGTTCAGTTCTTCAGTTACGAGATGACAGCCGTTAAGCTGGCCGATAGGATTTTGGTTGGTCAGTCGAAAGTACCTTCAGATGCGTACCGATATGGTAACCTTACCACTGAAGAGGAACAGACCCTGGAAGATACGATTGACGAACTCCAGAAGGTAGGTTGTTTCATTGATGATAATTCAAGCCAGAACATAGATCAGGTAATTGCTAAGATGCGGGTAGCCAAGTCGAAAGGGCTTTGCGACCTGGGAATTATTGATTACCTTGGATTGATACCATCGCACGAAAAGAAAGGTACCAGGGAACTTGAGGTGGCAGCAATGTCAGCGAAGGTGAAGCAAGCAGCGAAGGAGTTAGATATTCCTATAATTCTAGTAGTCCAAGTAAGTAGAGCAGCCGAGCAGAGCAGCGACAAGCGACCCAGGCTGTCAGATCTGCGTGAGTCCGGAGCGATCGAGCAAGATGCGGATGTTGTGATTTTTGTTTATCGCCCGGAGGTTTATGGTATTGGACAGATAGACGTTACATTCAATGAAACGATAGACAGTGAGGGAATGGGGATTGCGATTGTAGCGAAGCAGCGGAACGGGCCGATCGGTGATATCCTTTTCCAGCATTCACATGGCATGAATGTAATCAAAGACTTCAAAGCTGAAGGAGAATTGGAATTTGAATCACGATAAGCACCTTACTGATATGAAAGACAAGATAATTGAGATATTGAAAGAGGTTGCGACTCACGCAATAACCTCAGAACTGAATCCAGATGAATTAGATGCTGAGGGATTTGAAATATTTGCCACCCGCATAGATTCCCTGGACTTCGGGACTATGAGCGAATCATTATTCAGAAAAGTCAAATGCAGTAAGAGACTGCCGAAAGCAGGGATAAGAGTTGGAGTTTTACTACAACAACCTGAGATTAAATTTTCCAATGGGGCAATCCCTGTTAAAGAGCAGTTATTTCATTCATCAGGATGGGTGAATGGGAAAAAAGAGTGGATAATTAGCAGTGAAGCTGATCAAGATTATGAGGTTTTTTATTGGCTTGAAGAACTATCCCACCCCACCCCTGAGATCAGTGAGGGGGAGATTGAGGATATGGTAGATAATGAAATACCGTTTGATGATGATGAAGCGATAGCGGATGAATATAATCGATACTTTTTCAAACGAGGTATTGAAGCTGCAATCAAAAAATGGGTGACCAAAGGAGCGAAGCCTGTGAGCGAGAAATTCCACTATCAAAAGGAACATCACATAAAAAATGCGATTCAAAGTGTGTTGTCTGAATACATGGGACCATCAAAAAATGATAGAGTAACAACTAAGATATTAACCTCTATCAAAGAACTTAACAACGAATAGAGATGAAAACACTTGTACGATTATTATTGCTTTTGATCCTACTTGGATCATGTACCTCAACAACTAAGATGGTAATGCCTGACGGGTGTGAGCCTAAGAAAAAGGTAAAGTATGAGATGGTAAAACCTAAACCCAAAATTAAGAGAGATGAAACTATATAAAGAAATAGAAGCAAAAGGGACATCTAAGTCGGAAAGATGGTGGTTATATATTTCCAAGGAAGAATATAAGGAGGTGAAAATACCCGCAGATATAAATGCATTTCTATACGACGATAAAGATATATTTATAAACCTTCATCTTTTAAAACAGGAAGAGCTAAAGGAAGGAGAATTTATTGATTATCTGATAGATGGAAGAAAGGGGATATCGGTAAAGTGTTACTTAATGACAACAAAAGAGGCAAGGGACATTATCGAGAGAATTAAAAAATGAAAAATATTGATTGTATAATAGGAATAGATCCGGGGAAAACCGGAGGCATAGCGATCAAGTTCAACAACAGGTACAAGGTTTACAAGATGCCTAATGACCTGGTGAAGATCGATGAACTATTGAAACACTACAACGAGCTATCAGATTCAATGCTGGTTATCATTGAGCAGATCAGGTTACACCGTACCGAGAATATGGCAATGGCAAACAGGATGCAGAAGCTGTTCGCAAATTACAACCAGATCAAAACGCTGTTAGAGATGAACCAGATCATGTTCGCTGAAGCAAGTCCGGTATCATGGCAGAGCTTCCTGGGACTACGAACGAAACGGATCATGAAGATGAATCGGACAGGAAGGAAGAGAGCGTACCGGGACTTTGCTCAACCCTGGTGGCCGGAGAAGCTTACAATCCAGCTGGGTGATTCGGTTTGCCTGATGATCTACGGTGAAAGGAATTTGAAATACAATCCTAACTTCGGCCAAACATCGAAGGGGATTCAAAAACTGATATGATGGAAAAATCAAAAGCAATTACATTGGTATTGGATGAACTAGATTTCGCATTGGAAAAGTTTCCTAAGTTCAACAGTTCGCACGAAGGTTACGCTGTGATCCTGGAAGAGATGGATGAATTGTGGGACGAGATCAAAAACAACAAATATCCTTTGAGTAGCGTGAATCAAAAGAAGGAGGCTGTCCAGGTTGGAGCAATGGCTATCAAATTTCTTATGAGTTGTTGTAAAGAACATTTGTAATGGGACTGAATGAATCGAAAGGCAATATGTATGATTTCGTTACTCATACATGGAACGCTATCAAAGGCAAATGTCCGCACGATTGTTTGTACTGCTACATGAAGCGGTGGGGAAATCTGAGGGATATTAGGCTTGATGAATCTGAACTCAGAACCAATCTTGGTAAAGGGAATTTCATCTTTGTTGGATCAAGCTGTGATATGTTCGCTGAAAGAATGAAACATGGTTGGATTGCAGATATCATCATCCACTGTTCCCTATACCCGGAGAACAAATACCTGTTTCAGTCAAAGAACCCCGCATTGATGAATGTTTTCTCGAAAATGATGCCCCCGGAATCGGTCATTTGCACCACCATTGAAACAAATCGGGTATATTCTAAGATCATGAATGAGGCTCCCGATCCACTTGACCGTGTTCTTGCCTTTGGTGGAATACCACTCAAGAAATACGTTACAATAGAGCCTATAATGGATTTCGATTTGAAAACCCTTGTAACCATGATCCGATTCTGTAAGCCCGAACAGGTAAACATAGGTGCAGACTCAGGAGGGAACCACCTACCAGAACCACCAGCGCAGAAAGTTCATGAATTGATAGAAGAGCTTGAAGCGTTTACAATAGTGAAGCAGAAGAAAAACCTGAAACGATTATGGAAGGAATAAAGCATGAGTTCAGCGGGAACATTGATAACGAAGGTGTGTTGAGACTCAAGATGATCGAGCTTCGCCAGCTGGTAAAGCAGCACCCAAATAAACAGGTAATCGTTACAGTTGAGATCCTGGATGGTGGGGATGTTGAGATAATGAAGGCGTGGTACCGGAACTATGTTTTACCGAAAGTTGTAACAGCATGGCGAGAGCTTGGAGAAACCTACACTGTTGAGCAAGCAGATTATCACCTCATGCGTTCTACAACGGTCAGGTGCCAGCACAGAAATAAAGAGGGAGGAATTGCAGGAGTCGAAGATCTGGACCGGGAAAACTTAAAACGATATTTAGATGAAGTAACGATATTTGCTAGTACTAACTTAAATTGTATTCTGAAATGAAAAATGGAATTACGAGGGAAAACTTCAGCCTCAAAGATCTGAAGTTGCTTAAAGGTGGTGGCATTGAGTCCACCACAATTATTGAAATGAACATCGATGGTGCATTCATGGAGATCAAGCGTAAGCAGGAAACTCCGGTTGTACCACACCCTGATCTGGAAAACCTTCTAAGAGGGTTGAAGGAAAATCTTCTGATCTCATGCAGGTTTAAAGGATTACCCAAAAAGGAATTGGATATCTTGAAGGAGAAAACAACCGTGACCGCAGTTCATGTATCAGGCCAGGAGCAGAACGAAGGTGTAATCATTTCCGGCAAGATCCAGGCAGAGAACGGCAGCAACATCGCAATCAACTCACCAAGGATGCGCTTCACTTCAGCGGTGTATGGGTTTGAAGAACAACTGCAGAGTGAGGTTGCCTTGCTTGAAGGTGAGTTGTTCAAGTATCTGCATGAGGACAAGAAGGCACAGCTTGAGATCCTGGAACCAGAAGAAGGTGCAAAAGCATAAAAAATAACCACTAAAATTTACTATATTATGGCAAACAAAGTAGCAATCAAAAAAGCAGCCGTAAAAAAACAGAACGGCAAATGTAATCTATCTGACAACAGATTACCTGTTGAAATAGAATTACAAGACACCCACCGACCGAAGCCAAAAAGAAAGGGAGGAATATACACCTCAAAAAATACCACTGTGGTAGATCCTGTTGCTCACATGATTGAACACGGAACACTCCGTTTACGAACAGGAGAGCTTCAAACCCTGAAACAATTGATTGATGAAAGGGAACATGCTATGCGATTGTTATACAAGATCAACAATCAACTCCTGGCTGTGAAACGTCGGACTGATGACGCTTCCACATCTACCATCAATCATCTACAAAACAATTTAGAGGTCAATACGAAATGGAAAAATGAGGTCAGCAAGACCCTCGAAAAGCATATCAAACAAATGGCGAAGAACGATCCACTCATTACGTCGTGTTTCTCTGTTCGTGGGATAGGCCCAATTTCAATTGCTTATTGCATAGCGTATATTGATTTGGAGAAAGCCCGTCATGCTTCTGCCCTTTGGAGTTATACCGGACTTCATAAGGCTTCGCACGAAAGATACGAAAAGAATGTTGCAGGAGGAGGGAACAAGCGACTCAGGACCGTCCTGTACATGATGGCAGAATCTCAAATGAAATTACAAGGGGCCTATCGTAGTGTGTATGATAATATCAAGAATCGGTTGGAGCATAGTGAAAAGATAACCAAGAGTCGAAATACCCAGGGCAAGTTGATTGAATGTGCTTGGAAAGACACTAAACCCTGTCACCGTCATGGTGCTGCTCTTCGGGCAGTTATGAAACATTTCTTGGCTGACTATTGGTATGTTGGTAGGAAGTTGAGCGGATTGCCTGTATCACCTTTATACCCTGAAGCGGTCTTGGGGGGAAATCATCGTACCATTATGCCAGAGGAGAGAGGCTGGGAATATTAACCAAGTTAATAAAGAAACCCATAACTCTTAAATGAATCACTGATAAGAAGAAACCCACTGAATTGAAATGAATCACCACCCGGAAGAACCCCAAAATGATTAAATGAATCACGAAGTATGAGAAAACCATACCTGGAGAATGAATCATGCTTAGAAAGAAACCCACAACATTAAAGTGAATCAAGTAATATAAGAAAACCATCCTCTAAAAATGAATCACCAAAGGGAAGAAAACCATTCTGCGAAAATGAATCAGGAAATAAAAGAAAACTATGTTACTTAAATGAATCACGAAATATTAGAAAACCATACCTTGAGAATGAATCAATTTGCATAAGAAAACCATAATGGTAAAATGAATCATATTTGAAAAGAAACCCAGGCCAGCCAAATGAATCAAAGATATTAAGAAACCCATGCACTTTAAATGCAAAAACATAAGCGTATATACCTTGAATACTTTAGTTATGGCGAACAGGATATGGTTCCGTCGGAGTATTCCGGTTTACGTGCAGAACATATTCACCACTTAACAGGAAGGGGAGAAGGAAAAGATGAAATTTGGAACCTTATGGCCCTTACGGGCGAGGAACACGACAGAATCCACAGGCCGCAACCTTGGCAGAATGGCCAAGCGTTTAATCTCGAATGTGCGAGAATTCATGCGGAGCAGCTTCGGCTTCGGGGCTACAAAGAATGGGATAAAGCGTTGCAAATCTTGCAAGAGGCCGCTTAGTAAACAGAAGTCGATCATTCGTGGGTATGGTCCGGTGTGTTATAAGAAAGAGACAGAAAGACTTAAATTTTTCTTAGCATTGTTCGATGATGATGAATAGAACACCCATTTCATACTACGGAGGTAAACAAGGAATGCAGAAAAAAATACTCCCACTGATCCCGAAGCATCGGGTTTATGTAGAACCGTTCTTTGGAGGTGGAACAATCTTCTTTGCTAAAGGTCCGTCGTACCTGGAAGTGATCAACGACATAAACGATAACGTGGTAAACTTCTTTGAAGTGATGCAGAAGGACTTCGATCGTTTGAAGGTGGAAGTTCAATGTTCGATGATGTCAGAGGCACAGCATAAGAAAGCGTTGAAGATCTATAAGAATCCGGCAGACTGGGATCCGCTTGAACGAGCCTGGGCTTTCTGGTATGTAACCAATTTCAGCTTTGCAAACAAACCAGGCGGGGGTTGGAAATTTGATGCAGGTACCGCAAATTCACACGCTGGCCGGCAAGTGAAACGCAGACGGGACCAGTTCAAATATTATAAGGATAGGCTGTCAGAAGTACAGATTTCATGCAGGGATGCGATCAGGGTAATCAATGATCGAGACAGTGAGGACACATTTTTCTATCTTGATCCACCTTACCCATGCAGCGACCAGGGACACTACAAAGGGTACACGGAAAAGGATCTAAAAAACCTGCTTTTCACTATTACAACCATTAAAGGTAAATTCATGCTATCGAATTATATGAGCGATACGCTTAAATGCTTTATTGCAGCACACAAATGGCAAGTGAAGGAATACGATATGAGGCTATCAGCACCGAGGGCAAAAGGCCAAAGGAAGCGGGAGATCTTGGTTATGAATTATGAACCTGAAAATATATTATTCAAATGAACAGCTTTAACTCAGTAACATTAGTTGGTAATCTTGGAGATGTACCAACAATAAGACAGGCCGGGGATATTGATGTAGCCAGTTTTTCAATGGCAACCTCACATAACTGGTACAGCGAGAAGAAAAAAAACGATGATGGGACTACCGGAGGGTGGGAATCAAAAACAACCTGGCACCGTATAACGCTGTGGAAACCCGGCAAGTCAATCAAAGAAGCAAAGAAAGGTGATCGGGTTTTGATACAGGGACGGTACGAATCAAATTCCTGGCAGGACAATAAGACCGGAGAGACACGCTATTCAATGGAGGTTATTGCAAACAGTTATTGGGTGATTCCCAAAGGAAGCAATGCTTTCCAGACCGAACCGGAGAAAGAAACCAAGAAGGAAGAGAAAAAGAACGAGCCTATGACAGCAGATGATGGGCCACCAGACAATGAAGCACCGTTCCCAGATGAAGGACT